CCCCGTCCGTCAAGGGCGGCGGGCGCAAGCGCCCCTACGGCGGCGACGAGAACGGCAACCCGTACTAGCCGCCATGCGCCCGCCCAAAGTCGCCACGTCCGCGATCAAGCGTTCCCGCAACGCCTACCTCTCGACGTACAAGAAGGGGGCGGGCGCCACCATCTCCTCGCTGCTCGACGGGCGCGAGGTGAAGACCCCGAAGTTCAAGCCCGAGCGCCCGCCCTCGACCGGCCGGCGCGGTCGCGTGCAGGCGAACGTCCCGCAGACGAGCGTCTCGTTCGGCGACACGGGCGACCAGCCCGACGACTTCGCGTGAGCGACCAGACCGAAGCCCTCCTCGTCCGCGCCGCCATGCGCCTGCGGGCCGCGTCCCCCGAGGCGTGGTCCGAGTTCCTGGCCGCGCTCGACGCCCACTCCACCGAAGCGCGCGACCGGATGCTCGGCGCCGCGCTGGAGCTTCTGCCGACCGCCCAGGGACGTGCGCAGTCGCTGCGCGACCTCCTCAAGGTGCTCGGCGAGGCCCCGGCGCGGTTCGAGCGTCTCCGTGCCCTGCAAGGCAAGCTCTGATGCACCTCCCACCCGTAGACCCCGACGCCAAGATCCCGCCCGCCGCCAAGGCCGCCGCCGAGCGCGCCGAGGCCCTGATGGCCCAGATGCAGGCCGGCCAGGAGCCCCCGGCGCCGCCCGAGCCCGCCCCGGAACCCGCCCCGGAGCCCGCGCCGGTTACCCAGCAGGTAAGCCCGGAGCCCCCGGCGGCCCCCGAGCCCGCGCCCGAGAAGCCGAAGATCGAGAATGGCTCCCTGGAGCAGCAGCTCGCCGGCGCCAACGGCCGCATCCGCACCCTGCAGTCCGAGAACGCCAACCTGCGCCAGGTCATCGCCGCGATGCAGCTGCAGCAGGCGCCCGCGCGGCCCCAGCGCGCCGAGGACACCTTCGAGGACCTGACGCCCGAGGAGCGTCAGGACTACGGCGAGGACTTTCTGAAGGTCGTCGACAAGGTCGCCGGCAAGAAGCTCGCCCAGGCGCTGGCCCGCGTCGCCGAGCTGGAGCAGGAGCTGGGCACCGTCAAGCAGGTCACGGTGCAGACCGTGCAGGAGCGGTTCTACGACGACCTCACGAAAGCAGTCCCGAACTGGCGCGAAGTTAATCGAGAAGATAACTTCAAGCAGTGGTTAGGAGAAGTCGATGACTTCTCTGGACAATCTCGAAATGAGTTGATACAAGCGGCGTATTCCCAAGGGAACGCCGCGCGCGTCGCCGCGATCTTCAAGGGATACCTGAGAGATACGGCCCCGCAGGCCCCGCAGACCTCCCAGGCCCCGACCGGTCGAGCCCCTGCTCCCGGAAAGGTCTCCCTGGAAGCCCTGGCGGCGCCCGGAAAAGCCCGCTCGGCGGCGCCCAAGGGCCCCGACGACAAGCCCACCTTCACGCGCGCCCAGGTGCAGCAGTTCTACGCCGACGTTCATCGCGGGAAGTACCGCGGCAACGACGCCGAGAAGAACCGCATCGAGCGACAGATCTTCGATGCGACTGCGGAAGGGCGCTTGATCTAGTCACCTCTACTTCGCCGGCTGACGCGGGAGTGGAGGTGTCGTCCCCCACTCCCGCGAGGCTGTCATGTCGTTTCCCGTCGGTACGCCGTATTCCGGCTCCGCCCCTTCCCCAGCGTATTCTGGGGTTTTCATCCCGGAAATCTGGTCGGGCAAGCTTATCGAGAAGTTCTACGCCAGCACTGTGCTGACGGCGATCTCGAACACCGACTATGAGGGCGAGATCAAGTCGCAGGGCGACAAGGTCAAGATCCGCACCAAGCCGACGATCACCATCAAGGACTACGCGGCCGAGCAGGCGCTGACCGTCGAGCGGCCGTCCTCGAACCTCGTCGAGCTGACGATCGACAAGGCGAAGTACTTCAATCTCGTCCAGGACGACGTGATGGAAGTGCAGTCCGACATCAACATGATGTCGATGTGGTCGGACGATGCCGCCGAGCAGATGAAGATCGTCATCGACACCGAGGTGCTGCTCGGCATCCTCGGCGGCGCGGCGGCGCAGAACCGTGGCACCGCGGCCGGCAAGATCACCGGCTCGATCAACCTCGGCGCGACGACCACCCCGCTCAACCTCGCCGCCCGCAACCCGGGCGTGGGCGAGGTCGAGGTGATCGACCTCATCACCCGGCTGGGCCAGACGCTCGACGAGCAGAACATCCCGGAATCGGGGCGCTGGATCGTGATGCCGGCCTGGGTCGGCACGATGATCAAGCAGTCGGACCTGCGCAACGCCGGGCTGTCCGGCGACGGCGTCTCGATGCTGCGCAACGGGCGGCTCGGTCAGATCGACCGCTTCACCCTCTACGTGTCGAACCTCCTGCCGACGAGCGCCTCGACCGGCATCGCCGGGCGGCTCGCCGCGGGCGAGTGGCCGATCTTCGCCGGCCACAGCCACGGCCTGACCTTCGCGAGCCAGGTCTCCAAGATGGAGACGATCCGCTCCGAGCAGACCTTCGGGACGTTGCTGCGCGGCTTGCAGGTGTACGGGTACAAGGTGCTCGACGGCACCGCGCTCGCCCAGGCCATCGTCACGCCCTAATAGCTGTCATGCCAGTACGCTGGCATGATATCGTGATCGGCCCCTTACCCGGCGGGTAAGGGGCCACCCGCATATTCGAGGCCCCCGATGAGCTTTGCGACCGCCGCAGACTACGTGAGCGCCGCCCGGATCCTGCTGCAGGATACCCGCGCTCCGCAGCGCTTCGACGACGTGACGCTGCTCACCGCGCTCGAAATCGGCTGCTCGGAGATGGCGCGGCTGCGCCCCGACCTGTTCATCGGCACCACCGCGCCCTCGCCGGGCGCGCTGGCTGCCGGCATGACGGCGATCCCGGACACCTACCACCTGCCGCTGGTCCACTTCGTCGTCGGCTATGCCGAGGCCGTGGACGCCGAGGCCGCCGAGGGCTCCCGGGCCGCCGGCTTCATGGCGTCGTTCCTCGCCCGGCTCACGGGAGCGAGCGCATGAGCGCGATCGCCGACGCCATCTTCAACAGCGTCAAGGCGCAGATCCCCGGCGGCGCCGACCGGGTGATGCGGCTGGCGCTGATCCAGTCCGTCTCCGACCTCTGCCGCGACGCCCTGCAGATCGCGGCGCCCACCGACGAGACCGCGGATCTCGGCACCTGGCTCACCGACGCGCAGTGGCTGGAGCACGGCAACCTCGTGCTCTCGGGCGCGCTGGCGCGCCTGTTCGCCCAGCCCGGCAAGCCCTACAGCAACCCGCAGCTCGCCGAGGCGCACGGCCAGCTGTTCTCCGCCGGGCTCACCCGCGCCCGCACGGTCGACGCCCCGGCCCAGGCCACGGCCAACGAGTTCGAGCACCTGCGGGCGCTGCTGCGCACCGAGCTGCCGTCCGCGCGCGACCCTGTCCTGCTCGTCCATCTCGCCGACGAGGTGGACCTGCTCGCGACCGACCTGCTCGGTCAGGCGCCGGATCACGGCCTGCCGCTGGCCTCCCGCCTGACCGAGCCGCAGTGGATCGAGTATCGCGAGCTGCTGTTCCACGGCACGCTGGCCCGGCTCTACGCCCAGACCCAGCAGCCCTGGACCAGCGGCGAGGCGGCCAAGTACCACGCCGACGAGCGGGCGCTGCGCTTCGCCCGACTGAAGGCGCTCGCCACCACGGCGGCGCCGATGACCGCCGTCTCCGACCGGCTGCTGCAGCAGCTGCGCGTCGAGGCGCCGCTCGCCCGTGACAACATCCTGACCAAGGCCCTGTTCGAGACGGTCGACCCCCTCTGCCGGGACGTGCTGCAGATCAGCCCCCCGGCCGGCGGCGACCCGAATGCCTGGCTCACCTCGGACCTCTACGCCGAGCACTACGACCTCCTGCTGCACGGCGCGCTGTCGCGCGTCTTCAGCGAGGTCGCCCAGCCCTGGGCCAACCCCGACGCGGCCAAGTACCACCTCGACGCCTGGACCAGCCTGAAGGCCAAGGTGCGGGCGGACCTCGCGACGCCGAAGACCGGCAGCGGTGCCGGGCAGATCCTCAACGAGCTGCGGGTGGCCTTCCCGACCGCCCGCGACGGCGTACTGCAGCTGGCGCTGTACAAGGCCGTCGATCGGCTGGCGCGCGACGCCCTGCAGACGACGCCGCCCGACGCGAACGCGGTCACCTTCGACCTGTGGCTGTCGGCGGGCGATTGGGCCGAGCACTACCAGACCCTGCTCGCCGGAGCCAAGGCGTGGCTCTATGCCGAGACCGGTCAGCCCTGGGCGGACGCCGCCGCCTTCGCGATCGCCACCACGCAGTTCGAGGCCGGCCTCGCGAAGGTCCGGGCCACCCTGGCGCAGGTGGCGGTGGCCAGCCCCGACGAGCTGGCGCTGGCCGAGCTGCGGGTGGCGTTCCCGACCGCCCGCGACGGCGTGCTGGAGCAGGCGCTGTACAAGGCGGTGGACCGGCTGGCGCGCGACGCCCTGCAGGTCACTCCGCCGAGCTACGCCGCGGCGCCCGCCGCCTGGCTGACGGCGGCGCAATGGACCGAGCACTACGCGGCTGTGCTGCACGGGGCCAAAACCTGGCTCTATGCGCAGACCGGGCAACCGTGGGCAGACGCCGCTGCCGCGAAGGCGCACGAAGAGGCATGGACGGCCGGGCTGGCGCAGGCGCGCACGGTCGACGCCAGCGCACAGTCGATCACCAGCGAGTACGAGCGGCTGCGCAAGGTGCTGCGCACCGACGTCCCGCAGGCGCGCGACAACCTGATTGTCGAGCACCTGTCGGCGGCCGTCATCGCCTTGTGCCAGGACGTGCTGCAGAT